AGTCCTACAAGTGGAACTCCAATGCAAAATATAGGTTTCGTTGAGAAAAACGATAACGAAAAAACAGATATGATAAAGTTCTTAGTTGATAGTGCTAAAGGCATTAATACAATTGAGATTAAGAAGGAGGTAAGTCCTATGAGTGAAACAACAATCACTGAAGACATCGTTGAAAAGTCTGACGATGTAGTAGAAGAATCACAGGTCGCTCCAGAGGCAGACGCCACAACCGAAGATGCAGTAGAAAAGTCTATGGACAATGACGAAGCCAAATCCGAAGAGAAATCAATGGATGAGGAAGAAGTTAAGTCTGATGACATGGATGAAGACGAAATGAAGTCTCAGGATGAAATGAAGTCTGAAGCTGTAGCTGAGGAAGAAGGGGTATCTAAGTCAGATGAGGTAATTGTTAATGCAGTTACTGAAATCCAAAGTACTCTAACATCAGCCTTTAGCGATCTAGCAAATACCGTAAAAGCTCTACACGAGCAGGTATCTGCACTAAGCAAGTCAATTGACTCTGTAAAAAATGAGGTAACAGAAGCCAAAGGACAGTTTAATGAGTTTGGAAAGAGAGTGGATGCAGTAGAAGCAGACACAGCTTTCCGCAAGTCTGGCGATCTAGGCGAGATCGTTCAGGAATCTGAACCACAACAGGTTCAGAAATCCCTATGGGGCGGACGTTTCCTCAAAACTGCCGATCTATTTAGATAAACAAAAATCACAGGAGGTGACAATTATGTCGGAAGAGATTATTAAAAACTATCCAGGTGCTGGTGCTAACGAAGTTAATGGCGAAGGTGCTTTTGCGTCTGGAGGAATTGGTGGTGTATCAAACCCAGGTGCAGACACACTGGGTAACATCCCAACAGCAACACTAGGAGTAACAAGTGGTCCAAATGCCGTAAATCCTTCGGGTGATGCGGCAAGCGGTATCCTACGCCCTGAACAGGCACGTCGTTTTATTGACTACGTATGGGACGCCACTATTCTCGCCAAAGATGGTCGTCGTGTAACTATGCGAGCCAACTCTATGGAACTTGAAAAAGTTAACGTAGGCGAACGTGTTATTCGTGCAGCAGCTCAGGCTGATGCCGTATACACAAACACAGGTGCAACATTCTCAAAGGTCGAACTTTCTACCAAGAAGATTCGTCTGGACTGGGAAGTTTCAGCTGAAGCACTAGAAGACAACGTTGAAGGTGGTGCTCTAGAGGATCACCTAGTTCGTTTGATGACAAATGCATTTGCAAATGACATCGAGGATCTAGCAATCAACGGTACTGGTACTGGCTCAGACGCATTCCTATCCATTATGGACGGATTCGTTAACAAGGCCACAACAGGAGATGCACACGAAGCAGTTGTAACAGTTGCAGACAACGCATGGACTCCAGACGTAATGCAGAAGATTATTCTTGCATTGCCAAGGAAGTACCGTGCACTTAAGAGCAATCTTAAGTTCTACGCTGGTACAGACGCATTCCAGGGAATCGTTAAGAACAACGGAACCCTATCAGATGCAATTGCTGAGGCACTAGGTCAGAACGGTAACACCCAGGCTAATACCCAGGCTTACCTTGACGGCCAGGGCCAGACATTCGGTGGTGCTCGCACTACCCGTGTTCTAGGCATCGATGTTCAGGAAGTTCCTTACTACCCTGCAGGATATGTAGACCTTACATTCCCACAGAACCGTGTATGGGGTTTCCAGAGAGACATCACTGTTAACCGTCAGTATGTTCCTAAGAAGGACACCATTGAGTACACCGTATTCGTACGTTTTGGTATTCAGTGGGAAGAAGAGGACGCAATTGCGTTCGCTGACGCAAACGGTAGCGATTCCTAAAGTCTAACGCAACCTACTAAAAGGGGGCAGGAGAGTAAAATCTCCTGCTCCCTTTTCTAATATCTGTTATAATTAAAGGTAAAGAAGGAGATAAGAATGTCCGAAAACAATAATTCAAAATTTAAAGATGTACCTCTTGCTAAGTTAGAAGACGGAGAAGCCTTAATTCCACATCAACTTGTAGAAAAATATAAAGAAGCCGTAAAGGCTCAAGAAGAACGTAATGATGTAATATCTTCAGATAAGATGGCTACTAGCCCAAACCTATCTGTTACCTCTAATGAAGAAAATGTAATTGGCTCAGCCAGTGCAGAGAAAAAAGAGGCGGTTAATTCTAAAGTATCTAAGGAAAAAAATACAGTTGCAATTTACTCTACAAAAAATGTTACTTGGTCTGGAGTCGGTCAGGTTTCCAAGGGATACAACATTGTGACAAGACAAGCTGCAGATAAGTGGGCAACACGCAACCACATTAGAATTGCAACCCCAGAAGAAGTTGCTGGAGAGTACGGAATTTAATGGAAATTTTAAGGGGTCTACCATATCAAGACGTAAATATTACATTTACAATCCCAACTGCCTATGTTTCAAATGAGGCTTTTGTGGCAACAATCACTGATTTGACAGATCTTTCTTATACAACAAAAACTGTAACAGACAATGCAAACTATGTTTGGACAATAGGTCTGTCTAGTAAGTATGACACAGATTACCGTGTTGTTATTACAGATGCATCTAGCGACATCATTCACGATGAGACATATGGAATTATTAGGCCATATGTAGATCCATCAACTCTTGGGACAACTGCCTCAGAAATTGCAGAATATACCAAATATGAGGAAATTGCAAGAGCAGTTATTGACTCAGTTATCTCAGAAGGATTCTATTATAAAAAGAAAACCTTAGAGGTGGTAGGTCTCGGAGCAGACTATATTCCTCTATGGTGGGATGCAAAAAGAATTTTATCTGTATACGAAAACAATGAGTTGGTTACAGACCGCACCTATGAAATAACTAGAGATAAAACTGCAATCACCGAAGTTGCCACCGATAGAGTCAACAGAAATGAGCAAGCTCCCCTAATCTTGCCAGCAGCAGGTTCGGATCTTGTAGATGCCAACCTGCCACCTCTACGAGGCTTTCCTAACGGATATGACTACAAGTTTGTTTTAGAAGTGGGATACCCCACAGTGCCCTCAGATATCGTTAGAGCAGCAACTCTGCTGATTGATGACATCAAGTGTGGCAGAAATGATTACTACCAAAGATATATTTCTGCTTATAACACAGATCAGTTTAGGCTACAGTTTGATAGCAGGGTATTCGAGGGAACAGGAAACATTATAGTAGACAAGATACTTTCAAAGTATGCTAAGTCTATTACTAGACTTGGGGTCTTATAATGGCTACCTGCGAAAATCCATCAATACTTTTCCCAATGCTTGCAGATATCTACTACCCTATTGTTGACCAGGGTGCCTACGGTAACGTAAAAAAGAATTGGATTCACGATAGGACGATTGCTTGTAACTTTAACTCTGCTGGCACCGCTTGGAAAGAAGATATAAAGCCAAATGCAAACATTACTCAGGATAGCATAATGCTTGGCAGAGTTAAGACAGACATTAGGTTTTCAAATGAAGATGTTCAGAATTCAATCACAAACATTATTGTTACTAACATAAAGGACAGAAATCTTAATGAGGTTTTTGTAGAGACAGCGGGACCAAGAGCTGGAAAGTCTACCCTGTTTGAGGTAGCAACTGTCGAACCTTTTATAGGGCCGTTTGGCTCAGTAGAATACTACAAGGTTGTTGTTCGTAGATCAGAGAATCAGGCTGCAGACCTATGATAACAAAATTTGACACTAGAAAATTTAATAAAGATATGAAAAACATGATGGATTACTCTATTGGGTTTTTGGACGGAGTTCAGTTAGGAAAGCAAGATCTTTTAAAAAACCTTGGTCTTCAGACTGTAGAATTGTTAAAAGGATATATAGACTCTAACGCAAGGGTAAATCCATCAATTTTGCATCATGTTTATGAGTGGAATAAGACAGGTAGTCCTAGCGGAAGGCTATACGATATTGTCTATACTGTTAGCAATCTTGGTCTTTCATTTAATTCTTCGTTTAGACAATCTAAAACAATTCAAAATGGTTCTAGAGAACCCTTTTATGACAAAGCAAGAATTATGGAAGAGGGAATCCCAGTCACCATAGCACCAAAACAATCTCAAGCATTAAGGTTTACAGATAACGGAGAAGAAGTTTTTACAAAAACCCCAGTAACTGTTTTAAATCCTGGAGGACAGGCAGAAGGCCAGTTTGAACAGGTTTTTGATAATTTCTTTAACAAGTATTTTACTCAAGCCTTTTTAAGAACAAGTGGTATTGCGGCTTACCTGGAAAATCCAGTAGCTTATAAAAAGAATTTAAGTAAAGGCAAGAGGCTGGGAAAGTCTGCTGGAACATCTACTGGATACAAATGGATAGCAAATGCGGGGGTAAATAAGATTGGCTAATGATTCACTACTAAACACACCAGTGTTATGGGTAAACAAATACTTACAAAGCAAGATTCTAGAAGGCACTAGTTTGGATACTCCCTTCTTCCCAACCTTGCCATCAACAATCAACGACCTGACATCATATTTCCCAACAGGGGGAACAATGGCTACCTGGGATAGACTAATCAAAATGAATAGGAAAAGTTTTCCTCACATAAAATGTGAGCAGGTAATGTATTACTTTTACGCCAACGGAGAAAACCCCATTGAAAAGATGGTTCAGATTCAAGAGCAGGTATTGAGGCTTATGGATCGTGGAGATGAAACTGCCCAAGAAGTTAATAACTGGGCATCAAATAGGCAGGTAAATCTAGGAACTCAGCAAAACCCAGACCTAATCGACAACATGTTTTATTTCCATAACTTTAAGGTGTATCAGCTAGAAGAGTCCAGAGACATTATTGATTTCGGAACAGCTAGAACTTATGGCGGTAACAAGATCATTATCGAGTATGACTATCACCAAAAGACAGATCTGACTAGTTCAGACTGGTCTCCAGAAGCAAGATTAGTCACAAAAGAGATTATTTAAAATAAGCTGATGTACTTAATTTTGAGGAAAAGCGTTTATCCCGCATAAAATAAGATGTTAATGGAAATAATCCCAAACAGTAATAGTCAGGCGGCCCAGGAATCATTTGTGCTAAACCAGCTAAAAGAAAAAAGAAATGGCTACTACGTTGAAATTGGTGGATATCACGCTACCAAGGATTCAAACACCTATCTGTTAGAAACTGAATATAACTGGTCTGGAGTGTCCCTAGAGATAATTCAAAACAGGGCAGATCTTTACAATGAGTCTAGAAGAAACCCCTGCTTAGCAGTAGATGCGACAACCTACGATTTGCTGCCCTATTTTATTAAAAACAAATGGCCAAAGCAAATTGATTATTTACAGGTTGACATCGAGCCAGCTCAGCAAAGCCTGAAAGCTTTATTAAACATGCCTATGAATTACCGATATTCAGTAATTACCTTTGAGCATGACAGATATGTAGGTGGAGACAATGATAAGTATCAAGCAGAGGCCTACGACTTTCTGCTCAGTCATGGCTACAAGATAGTTGCTCACAACGTGTCAAACTTTGAGGATTGGTACGTTGATCCTAGGGTAATAGATTGTAGCTTTTTAGGCTCAGACATTGAACCACATACTCTGTTTAGATTTGTTAAATAATGATGATTTAAAAAGGCTGTTATACTTATGAATGAGGAAACACGCCTATTATCTATAAAAAGAAGAGGTGAAATAAATGGCATATACAAGAGGTACAAGCACTAACATTATCGTTGGTGCAGCTGCTTTGTTCACATACGAAGCAGGAGTATTGACAGACGCAGGTCTTCCAGCTTACGAAGTTGAAGGATCTGTTGGAAACACAACGGGAACATACCGTGAAACCCTAGCTGACTCTGCAGCATTCCGTAACGTTGGTTACACAATGAATGGTCTAGAGCTACAGTTCCAGCCAGATTTTGGTGAGGTACAGGTTGACCAGGTTCTTGACGTTGCAAAGCTATACAAGCAGGGTATGCAGGTTAACCTGAACACTGCTTTTGCTGAGGCAACACTAGAGAACTTGCTGTTCTCGTTGGCTGGTAAAGACGACGACCTAACTACTACTGGTGCAGGTGTTACAGGCATCAAGCAAGGATCTCAAACACTAAACATGTCTGCTGGTGACATTGGAGAATGTCCAGTAGAGCGTGGCCTAGTGGCTGTTGGTCCAGGAACAGGTGACTGTAACCCAGACGAGCAGATTGAGCGTATTTACGTTGCATACCGTGCACTTTCTATTGAGAGTGTTACAGTTTCTGCAAAGCGTGATGAGGCTACAATGTACGAGGTTTCATTCCGTCTACTGCCAAACGATAACGCATCCTACGGTAAGATCGTAGACCGCACCATCCCAGCAGTATCGTAATATAACTTAACAACACAGAGTTACCCAGTCTTTTTAGGCTGGGTAATTTTGTTTTTACGGTATACTTATAATATGGCAACTACAGTATACAAAACAGGGAAAGTGACACTAATCGATGGGACAGAGGTTGAGCTGTCTCCGCTTAAAATAAAATATTTAAGAGAGTTTATGGATGCATTTACTCTAGTTAAAACAGCAGATAATGATGATGAGGCAATAGTATTTTTATCAAATTGTGCAGCAGTTGCAATGAAGCAATACTATCCAAAAATTGCAAATATGGAAGACTTACAAGACTCTATGGACCTCCAGGGCGTATACAAAGTTCTAGAGTTTGCTGCTGGAATCAAGATTAATGAAAAGTCAAAAGATACGGTCAAAGACCAAGCAGAGGCCCAAGCAATATCTCAAGCAAAAGAAAGCGGGTCCTCCTCTTGGGAAAGCCTAGACTTAGCCAAACTAGAAGCCGAAGTGTTCTTGCTAGGCATTTGGAAAAATTATGAAGAGCTAGAAATACAGATGTCTATTCCAGAGTTAATGGCCAGCCTAGAAACAAGAAGAGACCTTGACTACCAAGAAAAGAAATTTTTAGCTGCTATTCAGGGCGTAGATCTGGATAAGAGTAGCGGACAGGCCCCAGAAAATAAATGGGAACAAATGAAAGCTAGGGTGTTTAGTGGTGGCAAAGCTACAAGCGGAAATGACGTCTTGTCGCTTCAGGGGGTTAATGCCCAAAAGGCTGGTTTTGGCATTGGCATGGGTCTTGGATACGAAGACTTGACCAAAAAGAAGTAGAAAAGTCAAGGCTTTTTATGTTATAATTAGTAAAGCCTCATAGCGGAAGGAATATAAAAAATATGAGTACAGAAGTATATGAAGAAAAAGTAATCAAACTAATCAATGGAACAGAGATTAAGGTAAGACCACTCAAGATCTCTCTACTCAGACCGTTCATGAAGAAATTCGAGGGCATTGCTGCAGTAGCAGAGGATAATGACAAGTCACTCAGCCTACTTATGGAGTGTGTACAGATTGCTATGCAACAGTACAACCCAGAAATTGCTGGAGACTTGAAGGCATTGGAAGAAACTTTGGATCTTCCAACTGTCTATAAGATTGTTGAAGAGGCATCTGGCGTAAAGCTATCTGACGCTTCTCTTCTAACAAATCTTAAGTAATATAAAAAGAGGTGTTTAGTGGATGGCTGAAGATGCCAATGCACAAATAAGAGTCGATATTGATACTACCGCCGCTTTGGCTAGTATCAAGAATCTGCAACGACAGATTTCGGCCTTCCACTCCCAAATGCTTGCATCTGGAAATGCTGCTAACGCAGCATTGTCCCAGAACATGCAAAAGACTTTAGTAAATTCTATAAACGCAACTGGAAAATTTGCGGCCAGCCTAACAAACATCAAGAGCAGTGCAGAGAATTTTACAACATCCCTAGAAAAAAATAAGCTTGGGCTAAAAGAATATTTTCGCTATGCTGGTGCTTCGACCCAAAGCTTTGGAAAATTATTTAAATCCGAGTTTGCAACAATTGAAAAGGTTGCAACCGAAAGAGTAAAGACTCTTCAAACCCAGTACATTAAGATGGGTCGAGATGCCAATGGAGCACTACAAGCAATTAAAGTCCGTCCACTTGCACTTGACATGCAAAACCTGGGAACTCAAACGGCTATAGCTGCACAAAAGCAAATGCTTTTGAACCAGCTAATTAAGCAAGGAACAACCAATCTAGTTAACTGGGGTAAGAATGTCCAGTGGGCTGGTCGCCAACTTATGGTTGGTTTTACACTACCGCTTGCATTGCTAGGAACTAAAGCCGCACAAAGCTTTATGGAGCTTGAGAAACAGGCTGTTAGATTTAAACGTGTTTACGGTGAGATGTTTACTTCTTCTGGTGAAACAGAAAAAGCGTTGCAAGAAGTTAGAGACCTAGCTAATGAGTTTACTAAGTATGGCGTTGCAGTTGAAAAAACTTTGGGTCTTGCAGCAGATTTAGCTCAGCAAGGTTTTGCTGGTGTGGCACTTATGTCTCAGGTAACACAAGCCACAAGGCTTGCGGTATTGGGTGAGGTAGAACAGCAAGAAGCTTTAGAAACAACAATTTCTATTACAAATGCTTTTGGTATTGCAGCCGAAGATCTAGCTTCAAAAATTAACTTTTTAAACGCAGTTGAAAACCAAACTGTTACTGCAATTGAAGACCTAACTATTGCTATTCCAAAAGCTGGTCCAGTAGTCCAGCAGCTAGGTGGCGACGTTGAAGACCTAGCCTTCTTCTTGACAGCCATGAAGGAAGGTGGAATTAACGCATCTGAGGGTGCTAACGCACTAAAGTCTGGTCTTGCATCTCTTATCAATCCTTCTGCAAAAGCTTCAGAGTTTTTGGCCAGTCTTGGTATTAACATCAAGGGCATTGTCGACGCCAATAAGGGAGACGTTCAGGGAATTGTTGTACAGTTTGCAAAGGCCCTAGACGACCTAGATCCTCTTAATCGTGCACAAGCAATTGAGCAACTATTCGGAAAATTTCAGTTCTCACGTCTATCAACACTTTTCCAGAACGTAATTAAGGAAGGTAGTCAGGCCAATAGGGTTTTAGAGCTAGGTCAACGAACTGCCGAAGAATTAGCGGTACTGGCAGATCGAGAATTAAAAAAGGTAGAAGACTCTCCAGCATTTAAATTCCAAAAAGCTATAGAAGATATTACAGTTGCTATAGCTCCATTAGGAGAACAGTTCTTAAAACTCATTACTCCAATTGTTGAATTTGTTACGGGGATGCTAAAGAAGTTCAACGAAATGAGCGATGGCTCTAAAGCTTTTGTGACAGGGCTAATTGCAGTTTTGGGTCTTGTTGCCCCAGTCGTACTGATGACCGTAGGTCTTGTTGCTAACGGTGTCGGAAACCTTATTAAAGCTTTTAATGCTCTTAGGCTATTTTATAACAAACTTGGTGGAGACTCTAGCGGCTTAGCAAACTCTACCCAGTACCTGACCCAAGAACAGCTAGAAGCTGCTGCAGTTGCCTCATCGTTGGGTCAATCACATGCCCAGTTGGCACAAATCTTTACCGCTGAAACACAGGCAGTCCAAGGACTTATTGCTGCATACCAGCAAGCAGTAATTGCAGCAAATGCCCTAAGTGCAGTCGCACCAGTTGCAAGAGCTAGGCCAGAGCTTACTATATCGACTAACGCTATGGGGGGTAGGCGTGTTCAGGCCCCGCAAGGACCTCCTCAGCAATATGCAAGAGGTGTGGTTTCTGTACCTGGTCCAAAGGGGGCAGGAGATGTTGTTCCTGCAATGTTGTCACCAGGCGAAGCGGTTATTCCTGCTAAAGAAGCTGAAAAGTATGGCCCACTCATTGCGGGCATTGTTGCAGACAATATCCCAGGATATAGAAAATCTAACGTAGATATAAAATCAGCTAGGCTTCAGGATTATGAAAATTGGGTTCCTCCTAGAAACCAAGCCATACCAGATTCAAGAGCAGAAATAGATCAAAAGTTTCCAGGCCGAGGAACACAGCTTGTAGAAAGATTAGCAGAAGCAGACGTTAGTAAAACCAATGCAAGAAGAATTCTTTCATCTGCTATCCAAGCAGCAGGAGACGGAACAGAGGAAGCCTTACAAAAGTTTAATGAGCTTGAAGCTGTTCTTATTGAGAGGATTGATGCTCTAAAAAATGAAACAACTCAGATTGTTTCCGATTCCGCTGAGCTTGTAAAACAGGTAAGAGCCAGAGTTCCGTACGACCCAAACAACAAGGGTGCAAAGGCCCTTGCACACATTGGTGGCGGAAAAGAAATGAGTGCAAGAGAAGCACTTAGATTACAAGAGCAGGGCGAGATACAGCTAACAGGTAAACAGACCAAGTCTATGCAGGCAAACCAAGATGCAATGGTAAGTCTAAAATCTGGTTTCGGAATGTCTAACTTTGATCCAATAATAAACTCAAGACTAAATACAAAAGAGGGAGTTAGTAGAGAAGAGTTCCAGGCTGCTTTCCGAGAAGCTGGAGATAACAAATGGGATCCATCAATTCAAATGGGCGGGGGAGACCCAAAGCTTTTAGCAGAAGAAACAGCAAGACTAAATCAAGAGTTTGATAGCTTAATCGCATCGCTTCCAGAGGGAACAAGGGTTCTAGATAAGTTTGAAGACGCTGCTGCACTACGGGATGCAAAAATAGCTGCAGTTAGCGTAGAAGAACTTTGGTCTAAGGTCAGAGCAAATATTCAGTCATCAGCTCCAAATGTGGTAAATGCTCTAGATACGTCAGCACAAACAGTTGCAGAAGTTAGGTCAGAAGAACTTGGCTTAAGGGCACGACCAGAGGGAAGAAGATCCCAAGCTAAGAAGAATGTTGGCTTAAATAATGCACCACTAAAAGAAGTTTACGACACAGAAAGCACTAGAAATTTTGATGTAGACCAGTTAAATGAGCTAGCTACAACATCTGAAATTGCAACTAAAAAAGTTAAAGAGCAATCACTCGAAAACACAAATCTTTCCACAGCTACCGAAGCTGCAACAAAAAATGTAGAAGAGTTAAAGACTGCAGCAAATAACCTTGGCTTAGAGGTTTCAGAAACTGCTAACCAGTTTAAGATAGCTGCAACTGCAATAAATTCTGCAGGAACACAAGTTATGGGGCCTAGAAGAGCTTCCGCTGCTCAAGGTGCACCAACTGGATTTGCAAGAGGAACTCTTTCGGTGCCTGGCCCGAAGGGTGCTGGCGACGTTGTTCCAGCAATGCTATCTCCTGGCGAAGCGGTTATTCCAGCCAAGGTAGCAGAAAAATACGCACCATTTATTCAAGACATGATTGCTGGAAATATCCCAGGATTTATGAAGGGCGTATTCCTTGGAATGCCAAAGTCAGCAAAATCTGTTTCTAAGGGTCGCACAGCAGGAGATGAAATATACGAACTCTTTAAAAAGAGTAGTTATGCAAATACCCCTCCAACAGAATATGGTCACCAGATCTCTCCAACTTCTGGGCACAGCTTCCCAATCTTTGGTCTCGGCGGGGTATATCAAAAGGGAGCAAAGCAAGTATTCGTAAAGCCAGTAATGGACGAAACTGCAGCCATGGCAGAAATGAGAGCCACAGCAATTGCTAGACAGGCTCACGGACTAAAGGCACCAGAACAACGGGTAGTTGTAATGAGAGACCCAATGGATGTTACAAGACAAAGAAGGTTCTTGGCATTAGAGTCTGATCTGGATCCAACATTTGTCAACACTCAGCCAATGGGTGTGTTCAATGAAGAGCAATACTTTAGACAGCTTGCTGCATCATTACTACGTGCCGACAAAGACTTATCTGCAGCCAATGTTTACGGAGATGTTGTTGCAGACGTTGGGCCTGCTGGAGTATTTGACAGGGCCTCTGGGCTAAGGCAATACTCAAGCAACCTTCCATCCATGGAAGACCAAGCACTTATAAATCTTCTTGGAATTAAGGGCGGTGCAAAGAGGGCTTTTGCAGAGGCTACCCTAGGATTGATGGCTGGACTAACTCCAGAGCAATATCACCAAAGAATGATTGGCGAGATCCAAAGGGTTCTTCCAAGACTTAAAGAAACTATCGCATCCTTTAAGCTAACAAACCCAGCAGACGTTGGTATGTATGACGATATGGTTAGAAGGCTTGAAGCAGGTCTCGCCGTTGACTGGAGAAAATTCCACACACTACATTCTAACGTAAAAATTGCAAAGCCAAAGGCTCCAAAGGTTAAGGAGCCAGTTGGTTATGCCAGGGGCGTTGTCTCTGTCCCAGGGCCAAAGGGGGCAGGAGACGTTGTCCCTGCCATGCTCTCCCCAGGAGAAGCTGTTATTCCAGCTGCTATGGCAGAAAAGTATGGCCCACTAATTAGTTCTATGATTTCTGGAAATATTCCAGGATATAACGAGGGATATGATCCAGGCAATGATCCGTTTAGAGTCTCGGACCCTCTTGCACCACCTGTAGGTCCAGATCCATTTGGAAGTCCGTCCAATGCGTTTGATGGCGATGGAATTTCTCCAAATAAAAAAGGCTTTAGGCAAATATTTAAAGATGGTGCTCAGCAATTAGGAGAGGGTCTTTTAGAGAAGGCAAAGGTTATTGGAACAAGTGTTGGTGATAACATTTCTGACAGCATGGCAAGAGGTTGGGCCAAGAGTAAGCTGGGCCAGGCTATAGCTGGAAATGCTGAGGTAGTTAATCAAAAAACTGGAAAAGTTGTTTATGATCCAAAGACAGACCCAAATAGTAAGTATTACGCTGGTCCTAAAGCTCAGCCCACCCCAACAAATCAGTCCACCCCAACAAACACTACTGCAGCAGGAACTGGTGGACAGGGTGTCGATGGCGTTGAGAGGCCGCTAACCGAAAAAGAACAAATACAAAAATTTGGTGGAAAATTAGCCCAAACTGGAATGATAGCATCCATGGTTACTAGTGCGGCATCTATGATACCAGGAGTAGTTGGAGAAACCGCTCAACAGATTGCTGGACCTATTATGGCAATGACCACCCTAGCTTCTTTTATTCAGGGTCCACTCTCTGGTGCTTTTGTAGCGGCAGTAGCCATGATCGGGGCAATGACTATGGCCATTCTAAAAGTAAACGATGCTTACCAAAACGCTCAGAAAGAAGCCATAAGGCTGCAACAGTCTATTGGTGCTAGTACGGAATCAATCAGAAAGCTTGGAGAATTTGCTGGAAACGTAACTGCTGGAGAAAAAGCTGAAAAACGAAGAGAGAACAGATTTAGATTAATGGAAGTTGCTCCAGGAAAAGCTACCTTTGGTGAATCATACATTCAAGACGAGGCTGGACAGGAATTGCTCAAGGACTTGAAAACAGAAGTTGCTAATAGTGGTGGAGACACGGCATCTGCACTAAAGGCAGTTTCTAGCCAGCTGTCAATGTCCGTTGTTTCTGGGGCACTATCTGCAGATCAGGCAGGCAGCATTGCGTCAGAAATAGGTCTTCAGCTGAACGATGCATCTTTTGGAATAAAAGTCAGAGGTGAAATAACAGAGCTAATTGGTCCAGGAGGAGAAGACTTAAAAAACAATGAGCTAGTTGTTGCTACAAGATTAGCAGCTACATCTATAGACAATATGGAGCAGTCGAAAGAAGCCATGAACGCTCAGTTAGCAAATTCAAGAAGCAGCCCTCTTAGTGTAGGAAACATGTTCGGTGCGGGACTTGATACAGAAGCTGGCCGAGGCATAGCCGCTGGAGGAACAGTTGCAGCATTTGCTCTTGCAGGAGCTGGTATTGGAAGCATAATCCCAGGTCTTGGAACCGCAGTGGGACTAGTTGCTGGAACACTTGTCGGAGCAGTTGCTGGATATTTTACAGCAACATCGTTGTTAGAAGAAGCTGCTAAAAAGGTTGGTGCTGCATCAGGAGCTTTTGTAGCAGACCTAACTGTCGCAGTGCAACAACAAAATGAAATTAAAGCAGTCCTAGATGAAACTTACGCTAAAAAAATGGATGAGGCAGCAGCCGAAGGGGATATAGCTGAGTACAAAAGACTTCAGTTAGAATATGACGAAAAAAGACTTGGTCTCACTCAGACTGCGGCAAGCCTAAACGAAGACATTATAAGTACCGTAAACGAAATGGATGCGGGTGGCCAGGAAGCCGTTATAACTGGATTGAAAAATGCAGCAAACATTAAATACAAAGATGATGTAAACGCTGCAACCTACATGCCAGTAATTGATAATCAGATAGCAACTGCAAACCTTGACAAGGGTCAAGAAGCTATGATAAGAACTCAAATTTTATCAGACTTGCCCCTAGATGCCTTGAGTAGACTTCTAACCGTCGGTGATGTAGATAAGGTTGTTAACATTATTTCTAACCTTGGTGGACCTATGGCAACTGAAGCCATGATGGTTGCCAATATGATTAAAGATGATGAGCTATCTGCAAAGTTCTTATTAGATGTGGAGGCCACGGGAACAGACTCTGTAGAAGCACAAAGACTAATCGATCTTGCAACCAACGTAGCTGCACTCGGTGGTTCTGGCGTAATGGAAAATAGCATTAAAACTGTATTTACTGCTATTGTAGATGATACCGCAAACTCTGAGGCAATAACTGCAGTGATGGGCGGTTTAAATGAAAGAAAAGTAGAGACGGTAGAACAGGTTTACGAAGTCGTTCCAGAGTTCACTGTTGATGGTAAATATGCAGATGCATTTAACGAAGAATATTTTGCAACCCTGCAATCAAATGCACAAAAGGAAACTTACGTTTTAGTTTCTAGAATGATTATGCAAATTCCAGAAGCAACCTTTATAGCATCTTCTGATTTTAAAAACTGGCTAGGTGATGAAGGAGCAAAGCACGGAGCGTTCCCAGGAGAGCACTCCTATGCCTGGTGGCAAGAAACATACGCCGACTCTATGGCACAAAAAGTCACTACATCTGGAGTGGTTCTTTCTGGCGAAGGAGCCCCTGCACCAGAAGAAGACGCTGGTAGTGGTGGTGGTGGTCCAGCAGCCTCTCCTCTAGACGATATGCTAAAGAAGCTAAGAGATGTTCGTAAGAGTCAAATCGGAGTTACAAAGGGCTTTGACGCATCTTCAGCAGCCTTAGACAAACTGTTTGGTGGCAACAAGGGTATCAGTGGATTTAACGGTCTAGAGCAAAGCATGAGAAGGCTCGGGGCTGGAGAAAGCCTTATAAGTGCTATAGCTGGAATGGACCCAGAAGAGTTTGAGAAAAAGAAGAATCTTCTATTTAATTTTGATAAAGAGACTGGAGCCATTATCGGCTTTAAGAACAAGCTCATGAACATCGGAGAAGCTCTATCCTCAATTGCTATTGGTGAATATGTTAATGATCAGCAAAGGGCTGCACAAGAAGCAAAAAACCAAGTGGGGGCTTTTAATGAACTTAGGGCTGCTGGCTACTCAGTTGCAGAAGCTTACGAAGCAATACAGGATGCCGAACTTGCTGCTGCACTTGTTAGCGGCAACGTAACAACTGCTGACGTGCAAGAAATGCTAGAGGCAAGAAAGAGGGTCTTAGAGGAGCAGAAGAGGCTTGCAAGACTAACTCCAGAAGGTTTGCAAGAAGTATTTGAAGAGGGCTTTAACAAGGCTATGGAAGCCTTTGACGCTGAAGAGAAGAAGCTAACCCTAGAGTTTGATCTTAAGTTTAAAGACGATCAGGAGGCAATAACTGCAGCCGAAAATGAAATTGCTAAGATTAGATATGAGGTTGATGATTACGAAGCATCTCTTCGTGGTGTAGAAGATCAAGAAAAAGCAATTAATAAAACTTACGACGAAAAGCTAGAAGCACTAGAAAAAGTTAGGGCAGCTAACCAGAAGGTTCTAGACCAAGAAAAGGGCAAGCTATCTGTTGCAGAAGCTATCTCCCGTGGTGACCTAGCCGCAACTGCAAGAGCAGCTCAAGACCTTAGAGCAACATCTGCCTCTGGATATTTCTCAAGCCAAACTGATGCACTAAATGCTGGAAGAGAGTCGGCACTAGGTCAGGTAAGGGGGGCAAACGGACTATCTAGAGTTGAGATAGAAGGAAAAATTGAAGAGCTTACAAAGAGCATTCTTGATATTGAAGAGAAGACTTTAGAGCCAGCTCAAGAAAGAATTAGGCTAGGACAAGTTGAGCTAGACAAGAGAATTAAAGAGCTGGAAGTTCTTGGAAACACAAAAGCTGAATGGGAAGCTATCAAGAACAAGATTGATCTGGCCAGAGTAAATAGTGCTACTTATAAAGATGCAATGACAGAGGCCCTAAAAGAAGTTCAAAAAATTCAAGATCTCTGGAACGAAATTGAGAAACCAAAAGAAAGTGTTTATACAGTAAAGACAGTTAATGAGGGAGACGTCACCCCAACAGGTCCTACAGGCCCAGCAGGACCAACTCCATTAAAACCACCAGGACCACCAGCACCAAATGGTGGCAAACCAGTAGTCGTACCAGGTGGAGGAAGCCTACTTGGCACTAACTTTATTGCAATGTCCTCTGGCGGAAAGGTTATGTCCTATATGTCAGATGGAGGTTCTCCATTAGGTTCGGATACTGTGCCAGCAATGCTAACTCCTGGAGAGTTTGTAGTAAGAAGGCCGATGGTTAATAAGTACGGAACAGATTTATTTAATAAGATTAACTCTGGATCCTTTAGCAATAGTCAGGGAATGATGTATCTGGGGGGAAGTCGTTATTTTGACGAATCAACTGGTACCTATAATAAACCAGAATTCAATAAGCCATTATTTAGAATACCGTTTGACCCAGGAATTTCCAAGGGACCAGTAAGGTTACCAGACAAGCAAGTTCCAGCAAATAATAACAGTTCAGTGTATAATTATAACTTGAGTGTAAATGTTGCGTCTCAGTCAGATCCAAACACAATTGCACAAACAGTAATGGCCCAGCTTCAAAGAGTTGAGTCACAAAGAGTAAGAAACGGTAGATTCTAATGGCCTCAATTTCCTATATGAATGGAAGAAAAAAGTATCAACGTCCTCAAGCTATGCTTTGGGCAAACAATCCAGGGACTACCTCTGGAGGACTATATCTTCCAAACGGTTTTGAGGTAGGGCAAACACCAGCAGAATCAGAAAACCAAGACTTGCTAAACGAATTTATGGTTTTGTCAGATGACAATCGCTCTCCGCTACAATTCGATACTTTAAGAATTGAAAAAAGAGAAAGAATGATTAACGGAAGAATGCGTTCTTATCATATTGCAGATAAGCTAACCCTGTCTACATCTTGGGACATGCTTCCATCTAGATCATTTAAAACCAAACCAAACTTTAATGCCAGTGCTATTCCAGATTTTAATAATGATGGAACTCCAGAAGCAGTCTATAACAAGGCCACAAAGTCTGGAGACAGCTATCAGTATGGAAAAAGGAGTCCAGAGTCTAGGCTAAGTAATGGACAAATAAATCCAGCAGATACTACTTTTACTCAGTTGCCAAACACAACTACTCTTTCAGATCAGTTTACATCAGATGGCGGAGCTGGTGGAGTAGAATTGCTAGAATGGTATAGCACACATCAAGACTCTTTTTGGGTATACCTATCCTACGATAAGTATACTAACTTTTCAGAAGAAGACGAAAACAAATACGACAGGCTTGGACAGTATAACGAAGTTATAGAAATGTTTATTTCTAATTTTAGCTATTCCGTTGAAAAACGTGGAGGCTTAAGCCATGACCTTTGGAATATTTCCGTAAGCCTAGAAGAGGTTTAAATGTTTCGGGATAAAGATCTAGAGAAGCACTTACAAACATCTTCTACAGTAAAGTCTCAAACTGCTGTAATTGCAGAATGGAACATGAACTTTTTTGAAAACATTGCAGACATAGGAAACTATCGACACAGACCATTGCTTGGCATCGGAGAAAAGTACGGGGCTCTTCCAAACTTCTACGACCCAAGAGACATTGGAAATTTTTATACTAATGCAACACAGGCGGACGTAATAATTGACGGAGGCTTAGAAAGTGATGCAGTTACCCCAGCACTTTTTACAGAGGTTAAAGAAAAAGAAAAACTGCTATTTTCTTTAGAAGACTGTTTTGCAAAATTTAGACCAAGGTCTGGAATCAACAAGCTTAGATATGGTATTACTGGTAAGTATCTTCATCATAGTGGAACAGACATGTTTAATCGTCCTAGATACTACATGCCAGATAAAAACGATAAATTTAAATATTGGACATCTTACAGAACAGAGGGTGGAAAAGAATATGGAATTGCAAACAACACTTTAAACGAACAGTTTCATATCGAAGATGCCGTTCCTTACGTTGTGTATAAAGAAGAAATTCCTGTTAACAGAATCGTTATTAAAACACAAACAAATGTAGGAGATATAAATCTAGGACCTTTCTCTGGCCCATCTGGAACTTTTGCAGATCCATTTTTTGGGGAACAAAACAAGACAACTCCCGTAAAATGGAAGCTTCAGTATTTAAAAAACAATGACTGGATAGATGCTATTTCTTTTGACAAAGCTTCAGTTAGAAATAACGGAGAACCCATTTTTTCTTCTAATGGTTATGTAGAAATTGGATATGGGCTTATTGTTCCAGAAACCTTTAGGGCTAACTTTTTTAATAATGGAGTCGTAGCGTCTATAACAGTTATTCCCCTAAGCAATGAGGATGGGCAGGCCTATCTGGTTAGAGAAAACGAAGACAGTCTTGGAACATACTATGTATGGTTTAATGGAGAGTATCGGCAGTTTGCCCCAAAGTATGGGTGGTATGTGGTAGACGAAAATGTAGACCAGCTTACAAACTTTGTAACAGACACAACTAATCCAAAAAGATACACGGCTGGGCAGCTTGGTGCAACAGACTACGAAGAGTTTGTTTTTATTTCTGGAATTAGGATTGTTGTAGACACAATGAATAAAATTGGATCTACTTTTGATTTGATTGAGCTTTCCCCAAGATTGACGGTAGACATAACTGGAAAAACTGTTTCTTATTCTATCAACAAGAGCTCTTCAGACTTAGGGGTAAGTGGACTACCAGTTGGTCAATTGCTGGCCTCTACGGGGCAGCTAACGCTGTTTGACTATGATCAGGCGTTCGACTCAAGCAATGTCTGGGACCCAGAATCTGGGACTGGAAGCCTTGTCTCAAAATATATTAACAAGAATATTCAGATAAAGCTTTATGAGGTCATTCCTGACGTAGAGGTTTTGAACGACAGCGGTAACAAGATAAAAAAGAGTTTCTATGTCCCATTAAAAACATTATACTCAGAGTCTTTTCCACAGTCAAACTTAAAGACAAGACAGCTAGATATCCCACTTAGAGACCTGTTCTTTCATTTTGAATCACAGTTAGCCCCAGAACTTTTAATACCAAATGCATCTTTGTCTTATATTCTAGCATTGCTTTTTGATAGCATAGGCTTTAGCAACTATTCTTTTAAAAGAGTTCTTGGAGAAACCGATCCCATAATTCCATACTTTTTTGTTGCTCCAGGGGTAAACATTGCAGAGGTTTTGCAAGACCTTGCTAGGGCTACCCAAACAGCAATGTACTTTGATGAGTACAATAACTTCATAATGATGAGTAAAAACTATATTTTACCCTCTAATAACGAAAGAGATTTGGATATAACTCTTGTTGGGGCAACCAATGATTTAGCTGTAGAAATTCGAGATCCGAACCAAATTTTTGAAAAAAGAGTTCTTGAAAACATCATAGACATTAGCTCTGTGGATAACGATGTTTACAATGATGGAAAGATAAGCTATGTGGCTAGATACATTAAGAGAGAAATGGGATCCATTAAGCAGGCATACCAAGCCGATAAAGATGTTTCTTGGATATATAGCCCAGCTCTTTTGTGGGAGGTAGCTGGAACAGAAAATATAAAGCCTAGAAATGGAGAAACCTCTACTGGTGAGCGATACGCCTTGTCAGCCATCCCCCTAAACTCAGACCTAAGTTCATTAGTTCCAAGAGTTGAAAACCACGAACTGGTAAATAATATCATTGACTTTGGCGACGGTATTTTATATATAGGTCGATACTCGGGATATTTTTATTCTAGCGGAGAAATTATTGAGTATGATGCGGTAGAGTTTAATGTTTCGGTATTGCCATCTTCCGTTCTTAACTCTGGATTTACTGGCGGTAATGTTTGGATTAGCTCTCCAAAAGAATATGAAGACTATTTCTCAAAGCTTTCATTTAACGGAAAGATTTACCCAACTGGACGTGTAAGAATTTATGCAGAGCCTAACTATGAAACTTTTAATGATATAACTAGAATGTCTAATGGAGAAGTTGCAAAGCACGGAAGAGGACAGTTTGGCACGGAAATTACAGAGCACAAGGCAGGCCTAAACCCACACTGGTCAGACAACAACAACGTCTACGGCTGCTCTATGAAATCAAAATACCTATTTGGGAACTCTTCTTTTGGAGGCTTGACTGGTGTTGGCAAGGCTGGAGTTAACAAGCCACTAGCCACAAGAAGCTCCAGGTCTGGCCTAATAAAAAACTTTTTGGGATTTTCTTATAACGAAGAAGGCTCTAGAAAAAATAAGCTGTCATCTTCTTCAGAAACAGTTCAGTCTTCGGCTCTTTCATTTAATGGCCCAGCTTTTTCGGCTCAAGAATCCCCAATAGATTTTATCTCTTATGTTAGTAAACCGCTAGATGGTTCTTTTAAACATTTTGGAACTAGGATGAGAGTTATTGGAAAAATTGAAAATAATGATAAATCTGTTCAAACCGCAGCAGGAGCAACAACTTATTACAATGTGACCCAAAAAAGCTCTGACAGTAGCCCTACAGTTTCTGGCGGTGGGGGTGGGATTGTTGCTCTTCTTAATCCAGAAACAAATAGCGGATACTACTTTGAAATAGCAGCTCTTTCAGAAAGCAATGTAGACAAATATACAACTGCAGACGGAGTTTCTAATGTATTCTTTTATAAGTTAGTGGAAAACCAAAGCTATGACCATAGAGTAACTAGCAATCTGGTAGGGTCCTATTCTTTGAATCAGCTATCTTCTGCGGCAAACTTTTCTTTAGGCTTGTTGATTGACGGGGTTAAAGCGGGGGACAGGGTGCTTTTAACCAACCAGCTAAATCCTGTTACTAGTCAGCCTAAGCCAGAAGAGAATGGATACTACACTGTGACAGATGCTGGTGGGTCAAACATTCCAATTACAGTAACTGGACCAAAAACTTTTACAGTTCCTATTTTAACAAACAATACATTGCCAGCATATGTTTCTGGAGGAAGCGTTATTGAATATCTTTCAGAGGGGAGCGGTGTTGCAATTTCTGAAATTACCAAAGACTCCCTGCTTATAACCTACACCACTGCTGAAAATCATGGTTTGTCTACTGGAGACTTTGCTGTTGTTTCTGGAGTAAATCCAGCAAACTATAATATAGCACTACCTTCAAAATGGGTTCTAACTAAAGACGAAGAAGCTATCCCAGTAAAACTTTGGAGTGGGCTATCGACAATTGTTGTAGACAACGGAAATTTTGCAGGACAGGCAAGGGTAGTCGCAGAAGACATAACCACCGTATACGACTTAGCCCTGGAATATGAAGACTTTGCCTCTGGAGTTAGAAGGTTTTATTTATACCTAAATGATTCTCAGATTGCGACTGTAGATGATCTAAGCCCAATATCGCCATTAATTAATGCAAACAATATAGGGTTATTTGTTAGAGGCAGCTCTTCCTGTATGTTTGAAAATGTTTACGCCTTATCAAACAATTATTCTAAAAACTCAAACTTTGCCCTAGAGCCAGTCGCAAACTCAGTGTTTACTAATAAAACAAATATAAATGCAAGCGAGTCTTTTAGGAAGTATGCTATTAATGGAATTGTTCAGCCAACATATCTTTCTGGTATCAGTGCTTCCGAAGGACCAAAGTATAAAATATTTTATGAAGAGTTTGGAACTATCATGAGGGAAGCAGCATATTTTAACATTAAATATGACAAAGCCTACCCAGCATTGTATGCAATGATATCTCCAAATGTAAACAATGTTCGAGGATATACTGTTTCTGGATTTTTTGCTGGGGCATACGGGGCAGAGTTCTTAATCTTTAATGCTACAGACACCTTCTTGTTTATGGATGAGACTGTGGGAAACTATCTAAGAATTCAGGGCATTACTTTTACCCAAGACTCTAAACACGAGTTAACCGTAGATGAGTATTTTAAGAAAAGATCAGACTTTTCAGATCCCATAATAAGAGAAGACAATACCATTTTGTCACCAAACAAACAAAAAGAATTGTTTGATGATATTAAGAATAGCAGAATTACCTATGGTAAAAATGAATTTTCTATAGACTCTAGTTACATTCAAAGTAATGACGATGCAACTAATCTTATGGAATGGTTAATTTCTAAAATTATGAAACCAAGAAAATCTATTGGCGTAAGCATTTTTGCGAACCCAACAATTCAGCTAGGGGACTTAGTCTC